TATAATCTAGATCAAGATGGTACTGTATATGTCAGTAGGTTCTTTGATATTACTGTACAATGGGAAGCAGGTACATCAGGTAACCTAGTTGCACAGACACCTGCAACCTTCGTACTTGAATTGAAGATATATAATTCATGGGAAGGTATTCGTTCCTTCGTAGCAAACTATTATTAACATGCCAGCAGTCACACGAGTCGGAGACGCAGATGTATCCCATTGTTCTGGAATGAACAGAGCACAGGGTTCAGGTAACGTCTTCTGTAATGGTAGACCTGTCTCCCGTCAAGGAGATAAGAACACCATTCATTTAAAACCAGGTAATCCATGTCCTCCACACTCTGCTTCTATATCAAGTGGTAGTTCTACGGTCTTTGTAAATGGCAAAGGTTGTGGTAGAGTAGGAGATGGACTAGGTGGTTGCACATCAGTGGCAGCTGGTTCATCAAACGTATTCGCAGGTTAATTATTATGGCAATGAGATTTAGTATGGGTCAATCTTTGATTGAAACTAAACCAAAGAAAACAAGACAAGGTAGAGGGCAGCATAGCAAGTACTCTGCTACGTCCAGAAATAAGGCAAAAAAGAGGTACCGTGGCCAAGGCAAATAGAATTGTAGATGGCAAAAGAAATGCCAACATTCCCGTAGATATGAGCGATCATTTCTACGATCATGGGAATGAATATTGCAGGTATCTTATTACAGATCCACGCAGTGATAGAGCATCAAGAAAAAAGTCACAAAAAGAAGTATAAATATACCTGAGGTTACTACTAGGTTAGTTTGTGGCATTAATATCGAAGTCATTTCGTGACTTCTCTTTAACTTTTGAAAAGAATGCGGTGACAAATGATATTTTGGCACTGAACAATGAAGCAGCCATAAAAGAATCAGTCAAAAATATTGTATTCTACAATTTCTACGAGAAACCTTTTGATCCAGCATTCGGTGGTAATATCATCGGATTGTTGTTTGAAAATTTTAATGCAAACGACGCAAGAGCACTCAAGAGACGAATTAAAGAATCTATCAATACTCATGAACCTAGAGTAGCGGTATATGAGATTAAGACAACGTGGACTGAGGATCGAAATCATCTAGATGTAAGCGTAGCATACGTTATTATGGGTTTACCACCAAGATTTGATAATATTGATTTAGTATTTAAACCATAATGGCATTTAATCAGGTCAACGCCCTCGAATTTAACGAGATAAAGGCACAAATTAAAGATTATCTAAGAAGTCAAGATCAATTTAGTGATTATGACTTTGAAGGATCGTCTTTGACAGTGCTTTTAGACGTTTTAGCGTACAATACTTACTATACAGCAGTCAATGCGAACCTAGCAGTAAATGAAGGGTTCCTAGAGACTGCTGTTTTGCGTGAAAACGTAGTAAAACTTGCTAGAATGATTGGTTACACTCCAAAATCAGCAAGATCGGCACAATGTACTGTTGATATAACAGTACAGACTGTAGTTCCTTATCCAAAAACTGTTACAATTAACAAAGGACTAGTTTTAAACTTCACAGGATTGGATAATAACAACTTTGTATTCTCACTTGGTACAGATTTGACACAAAGTGTTGACAGTACAAGTGGAATTGCAACATTTACAGGTGTTATATTATTTGAAGGTGTATTTTTAACAGATACATTTGTAAAAGATATTAATCAGAGACAAAGATTTATACTCACTAATAAGGCTGCAGACACAACTTCTATGAAAGTTGAGGTCACTTCTGGAACTGTTACAGAACGTTATCTACAAGCAACAGATATTACAAAGATTGATTCATCTTCTAAGGTATTTTTCTTAGAAGAATCTGAATATGAGATCCCAGAAATTCTGTTTGGTGACGGAAAAGTTGGAAAAGATTTAGAGAATGGAGATGTCATAAGCGTATCTTATTCTACATCTAGTGGAACTGGTGCAAATGGTCTAAAAGTATTCGAGAATATTGGTACATTTAGAGATAATCTAGGAAATGCAATTACTTCTGGTATCACTACGACTGCTACTTCCTTTCCAGATGGAGGTGCAAGAGCAGAAAGTACAGAAGCAATCAAATTTTCTGCTCCTAAATTCTATTCTGCATTTGGTAGAGCAGTTTCTACACAGGATTATGAAGCAATTCTTCCACAGATCTATCCAAATATAGGATCTATCTCTTGTTATGGTGGTGAAGAAGCAGAACCACCCGAATATGGAAAAGTTTTCTTGGCAATTAAACCAAAAAATGCAGACAAATTATCTCTTTCTGAGAAAAATGTTGTTTTGAAAAGGTTAAGAGAGTATTCTGTCGCTGCGATTCAACCTACAATTATTGATCCGTCCATTTTATACATTGATATTGACAGTTTTGTGTATTTTAATCCAAATGTTACGCGGAATGAAGCATCTCAAGTGAAAAATGCAGTGCTTGCTGCGTTAACTGTATTGAATAGTAGCGGAGAATTCAATAAATTTGGCGGAAAATTCAAATATTCTCGACTTCAGAGTATAATTGATGGTTCAGAAGTCTCAATTACTTCAAATATCACTCGTCTCAAGATGAGAAAGAACGTGACAGTCGATCTGAACGCACGTGTGAACTATAAAATATGCTATGGTAACCGCATTAAGCAAGGTACAAGTACAAAACCATCTGTTTCTAGTAGCGGATTTAAAGTTGTTGGCGACGATTTCAACACTTATTACCTAAATGATGATGGTGCAGGTTTATTAAGACTGTATTATATTAAAGGAACTGGTGAATTTGAGTATGTTGATGGATTATGGGGTACTGTAGATTACAGTATGGGTGAAATTGTAGTTAATGATCTAATCATTCAATCTACAAATATAGCAAATAATCAATTACAGATTTCTGCAAGTCCAGAATCAAACGATTTGATTTCATTGAGAGAAACCTATTTGACAATAGGTATAGATAATACGACTGTAAGTGTAGTAGAAGACACTATCAGTAGTGGTTCAAACTTATCTGGTACGGGAGTGATACCAGAGTCCAGCTATAACTAAGTAACAGATGACAAATTCTTCATGGAAGGTTAGCTCGTGGACTACGCCAACCACAACGGTATCTGTACCTCCAGTACCGTCTGAGGTTAGTCCTGAATCGAAATCGCAAATATCCCTAAGTGTTTCGGGACAATTTGCTTCGTTTGTACAGGAAAATTATCCAACCTTCATATCATTTGTTAAACACTACTATAAATCACAAGAATTAAAAGGATATTGTTTTGATGTAATTCAAAACTGGTCAGATTATTATAATATTGACAATTATGGAGGTCTAGTTACTGAAACTAAACTTATTTCAGCGTTAACAACGACTTCAGATTCAGTTGACGTTGAATCTACTCGTGATTTTCCAGATGAAGGTCTTTTAATGGTAGATGACGAGATCATTTACTACCAAAGTAAGGGATCTACACTTTTTCAAAACTGTGGAAGAGGATTTAACGCTGTAAAGGCAGTTGGAGAGGTTGGAACTTACAAATTTGAAGAGACTACTGCTGCAACACACGAACTTGGAGCAAAAGTTGTTAATTTAAACAACATTTTTCCACTTTACGTTCTTGGAAAGTTCAAAGAACAGTTTTTATCGACATATCCAAAGAATTTTGCCAGTGGAGTTACTGAATCAACTGTAATTAAGAGAATTAAAGACTTCTATGCTGCAAAAGGGTCAACAAGATCATTCCAGTTCGTCTTAAGGACACTATTTGGCGTAGAATCGGAAGTTAACTACCCAAGAGACCGAATATTCAAACCATCAGATGCATATTACACTTCTAGAGAGGTAATTCGTGCGGTTGCTGTTTCTGGAAACCCTATTGACCTTGTAGGACAAGTATTATACCAAGAAAACGACGCAAATGACCCAAATGTCGCTTCTGCTCGAATTTACGTTAAAGGAGTTGTTGAAGTTTTCACTCCAAGTGGTACAGTCTTTGAAATTGACGTAGATACTAACAATTCATTAGGTACATTTGTCACACCATACAAATCTACCCTTTCTGCAGACCTTGGTGGCAATTTATCTGACCAAGTAGTCACAGTTGACTCTACACTTGGTTGGCCAGAGCAAAATGGACGATTTAGGATTGAAGATGAGATTATTAGTTACACAGATAAGACTGTAACGCAATTTATAGGTTGTGTACGTGCTAGAGAGAATACACTTGCTGTAGCACATGATGCAGGTCAAGAAGTATTCGCTGCATTCAAGATTTTTGGATATTCAAATATAGACAACTCTGAAATTCAGTTAAAAGTCTATGGTGGTACTAGAGGTGTTGTATTATCCAGTGGTGGTAAGTATTACCTTCCAGAGAGTAAGGTTACAACTCCTGCAGCACCAGGATTTGATAGTATTGATCCAATATGGGATAGTTACATATACAATGTTAGAAAGGCACTGAGAGGCGTATCTGCGACCTTAGGACAGGTCAATCCAGATGGTTCGGTACGTTGTACTGTTAAAACAAAAGAAAAACATCGTTTATTAAGAGATGACATCATTAGGATACTTAATGCTCCTGAAGACATCTATAATAATCAACACGATGTTGCAGGTATTGTTAGTGATACTGAATTTGAGTTTATATTCAGTACATCACCATCTGGCGGTATATCAAACTTTGAATTTTATATTGCTAGAGAATTTGCATATGGTAGAAGTGACTTTAATTCCATTAACGTCGGTATTAGAGAGTTTACAGCAGATGTACAGAATACTTACAAGAGTAGTACAGATGCTATTATCGCTAGTACAGGTGTACCATCACATAAGGTAGGTCCTTTTGGTTCTGGTGACTTAAATCCTGGTAACCAGAGATATCTTAAGAGAATACCTCTTGTACCAACTACTAAGAGTACAAAAACACCTACTCCTATTGGTCAAGTTGGTATTGGTGCAAATGGTGTCCCATTATTCTCATATAAAGGAGAATCTAAGAAAAAGTATGGTGGATTGAAGTCCATTACTAAAATCAATGGTGGAGAGGGTTATGATATTACAAACCCTCCTACAGTTGAGTTTGAAGCGGATTATAAACTTAATAAATCCTATGCTTCTGGTGTAAGAGTTAAACATAACGGAAATAGGTATAGATCTCTTTCTGCAGGTACATCATCTGCTACATTATATCCAACACACACTTCTGGTGACGTTGCAGTAGGGCAAATCACTTGGCAATACGAAGGAGTACCTGCTGAAGCTACTGTTACAGTGAAAGGATCTGTTACTGCTATAAACGTAACTAATGGTGGTACTGGATATACTACAGAACCGATTGTATCCATCACTGGTGGTGGAGCAACCTCTGATAATCAAGCATCTGCATCAGCAGTGATTACATCTGGTGTAGTTACTGGTATTAACGTTGTTAGTGGTGGATCTGGTTATACTAGCGTTCCTACGATCGCAATTACTGGTGGTAATGGTTCTGGGGCAACTGCAACTGCAACTTGTCGAGGTCCTATTGATGCAATTAACATTACTAATGCAGGAAGTAAATATGATTATGAACCAACTATTAATTTGATTTCTGGTAGTGGTGCTGTTGCATATCCTTCTATATTAAACGGAAAGATTGAAAGTATTATTGTTACATTTGGTGGTGGTGGATATTTCGGTGCTCCAGACGTTATTATTGATGGAGATGGAGTTGGTGCTACTGCATTTGCTCAAGTAGACCTTTCTACCAATATTGTTACTGGTATTGTCATAACAAATAAAGGTATAGGGTACACTGCAGGTGCTACAACAGTTAGTATTGTATATCCTGGTGCTGGTGCACAATTCCAGACTAATTTAACAGAATTAACATTTAACGAAGCAGCATCATATCAAGAACTAGGTGTTTCTTCAAATTCCTTCACAAATAGGAAAACTGTAGACTTTGCAAATGGAGCAGTAATGCAAGGTGAGAACTATTTGATATATGGAGGAGAATATGGATATTTGTACAACCCTAAACAACTTAGATTCTTATTAAGAGATAATATTAATGATTCATTACAAGAATTAAATCCTACCTCTCATTCACCGATTATTGGTTGGGCATTTGATGGACATCCCATATATGGACCTTATGCCTTTGAAGATGCAGAGAATACTAACCCATATAACTCATATAAGTTAATGATTTCTAGTTATAGTGTAAAGACTTCTAGAGATGCTCTTCTAAGCGGTCTAACAGACCCTATGGGGACTTATATTGAAGATTACGAGTATATAGAAGGATCTGGAGATTTAGACCAA